AAATACCTGTAGTTATAATTCCAGTAGGTATTGAACTATCTGTTTTAGTCAAAATACCAATTAAAATTCTTAATGTATTTGATGAAGCTCCTAAATTACCACTATCAAAAACACCTGTAATAGATTGTAAAGTTCCATTGTTAGATGAAGCTGTAATTGTACCAAAAACATAATTACCATCTGCTTTTAAAATTTTTAATCTTCTACCAACATGATAGATTGCAGTAATATTTACTGAACTAGCAATAGTAAATTGAGTTGTTGAAACCCAAGCTGATGTGTAAGCACCATCTCCATCACCATATTCAACCCATTGACTGTCATTATAGAACTCTCTAGTGTTAGCCATTAAATTCCGAATTGCATTATTTAACAAACTAGGAAGCATCCCTTCGTTTGTATCGATTCCATTCAAAGAAATGTTGTTTGTTGATGTTGTTGAGTAATCTTTTATTCCTGCCATTTATTTGCTCCTAATTCATAAACCAACTAAAAGCTTTATCGCTTTCAGAGTTATTTTTGTTAATTAATGTATTTACAGCTTCTTCTACTTGTCTTTGAAAAAGCTCTTTTAAGTCAAATGAATATCTGATGTTATCTATATCTATTTTATCTGACACTATCTATCCCCACCTGGTACTGCCTTTAAATCTATTCCTTGTGCATTAGTCCAAATACTTTCTGCTGGAATTTTAACATTAGCTCTAAAATATCTACCAGATTTTCTTACTGGATTTATACCACTTGCGTTCATTGAACTTGATGGTGATGCTGTAACTGCATCTGCTAATTTATCTCTAGTCTTAATAATTACATTTGCACTTGCATCTACAATTGGTCTAACACTTGTTATGTTTGCTCTTAAACCTGGAAACAATTCTGTTTCTTTAGTTTCAAGTTCAGCTTCTAAATTTTTTCCAGAAAAAATAGCTGCTTTAAAATTCTCATCAACTGCACCTAAATACAAATGCCCAGTTTCCCAGAACCTTGTATCAAGTGAAATATTAATATCATCTATGTTAGAACTTATAATATCCATAAGCTCAACTGTGTTAGCTACAATAAATTGTTGAAATATTTGTGATGCTTTAACTTTAGCAATTGACCATTTCTGAGTTACATAATTGTATATCAAAAGTTTATCACAAATACCAGTAGTGTTTGGATTATCCTTACTTGGATATAACCAAATCGCTAAAGTATTAAATGGATCTACTGCTGCTGTAATTCTATCTGTGTATGCTTTGTTTAAATCACTTTCAAAAAATCTATTAACTTTTTCAGATCCAATAGGAAGTATCTGATCTCCATTGATTTGAAAAAAACCATCTGATGCGTAAAAGAAAACTTGTCTGTTGTCTTGGCAAACTCCTTGAGCAAATACTGCACCTCTATTTGGACTCAAAACTGAGAAACGGAATACTACGTTCCCACCAACAAAATCCATTCTTAAAATTGAATCTTCTCTGAAAATATATCCAACCTCACCAGAAGTTATTGCAACTATTTGACCACCAGAGCCAGGCAAGTCTTGAGTATCTGATGAACTAACACCAGCTTCCCAAGTAGAAATATCATTAATACCTGACCAAGCAACTTTGTTTTTTGCATTTTCTAAATTACCTGTCACCAAGAAATCTCTTATGACACCTGAAACTCTAAATTTAGAGGGTACTGTTCCTGATCCTGATGCAGTTACTAAAGTTTGTAAATCAACAAATCCTGTTGAAGTTCCCATTAAAAAATATTGAGGTGCATCTACACCATTTGATGCAATAACATAGCTTCCAAATTGAGTAAAAGTTAAGTAGTCAATAGCAGTTCCAGATAAAGGTGTGCCACCAATAAAATTTGTTGTTGTTAATCTTACAGTATCAGATGAAACATTAGTTAAATTTAATCTACCTGTTGTTGCCCTTGTAACTGTAACAACATTAGTTGATACTGTTGCTGTAAAATCAGCATGACCATTAATACTATTTTTTAAATTTGTTGCAGTAGTATTATTATTTGTTTGTACTTGAAATTGATTTGTACTGGCAGTTCCTGTAACTGATGTAAAAACAATAGTTGAACCATTATTTTTTTTTAATGTAATAGTTTTGTTAGCTCCAATATTTGCATAATCAGAAACTGTAATTGTGCATTTTGCTTTTGCAGTATTTAAAAATAATCCACTAGCACCTTTATCTATAAATGCTCCACCAGCTAATTGGTAAATTGTATCTGCTGTTCCTACAAAAGTAAAAACTGTGTTTTCATTATTTCTAAAACTTTTTGCTCCTTTAGCATTTTGTAAAACAGTTGATGTACCACTATAAGGTACTAAACCTTTTACAGGCTTATAACTTGTAGCAGCATGAAAAACGTTAGTCGCTACAGTTGCACCTGGATTTAAATGATCTGGTTGATCTGGTAGCCATTCGCCAAAAGGTAATTGCATTATTTTTTTTTCCTGTTGTTAAGAAATTGAAACAAATGGAGAAGCTACTGATGTTGTAGTTCTTACTTGTAAAGGACTTCCATTGTATTCATCTTCTCTATCGTTTAACTCAAGTCGTTCCATAGCAGTTCCAAACATTTGTTGCCAAACTTGGACTTGTTGTGGATTGATACCACCTAAAAAGTTTGCTGCATGAAACAATGATCCATATAAATAAATTGCTGGGTGAGATTTTAGAATATAATTTGTTGCAACTGATGAAGTTAAAGCTGGGAATTTTTTAAAATAATTCATTTTAGCTGTGTAAGTTGCATCTGGTTTTGGAGAGAATCTAATTGTATCTCCTAAAATTGTAAATGTACTTGGTCTGCCAGTTGTTGATGTGCCACTTGTTGCATCCATTGTTGCTGGTGTTGAATAAACCAATGGAGTTTTTGTTTGACCAGCTAAAATATAAAAATCCCTAATTTGTAAAAAGTCAGTCGGTAAGGCAACAGTTTCAGCATCTACAGTTATACTAACTTGATCTATCATTGATCTAACTCTTAATTTAGAGTTAAAATCAGCTTCTGCTAATTTAATAAAATCATCAGCTATCTCTGTTGTTAAATCTGATCTGTTTAACCAGTTAGCAAGTGATGCTTTTAATTCTGTGTATGTAGTTAGTGCCATTAAATTTTTCCTGGTGCAGTTCTAAAATATCTAAAATCAGAACTATTTAGTTTTTCTCTTAATATTTTGTGTTGAACATCCTTAGGTAATTTAAACCAATTACCATCTTGACTGTTGTTATATTCTTTTGTCCAAATTTCTAAAATTATTGTAGGAACAGATGCTATTCTTTTAAAGTCTTTACCTGGAGAGTAACCATCATTCCTAGTGTAAAGCTCTTTATTAGTTTTAATAATTGGAGCTATGTCAGTTGATGTTTTAACTAAAACACCCTCTTTATCATTATCATAATAAGTATTATTTTTAATACCATCAGACTCTTGACCAATTTTTCTCATTAACGACCTTGCCCTAAATAACGATTAGTATTTTTTTGTCTTTTCTCATGTTTTGAGAGTGATTTTTTATGTTGACCAGCACCTCTTTTGGGTGGCTTATCTCTTGGAGTAAAAGAATTAAACTTTTGCTTCGCCACTACGCACCCATTTCAGTAATAGAAATAACAGCATTATTTCCACCTAAAGCAGCTACTTTTTCACCTGGAGAAACTTTAAAAATTTCTGGTTGATCTGCTGGTATAAAAATATGACTAGCAGTAGCAGTTGGTGCAGTACCAAAGATGATATGAAAATCTGTTGCAGAAGCTATTCTAACATATTGAGTTTGTGATCCAAAAGCAGATGATGCAATAGATGCAGCAGTTCCAGCCATTGTTATTTTTTGTATTGTACTTGGTCTTAAAGCATAATTAAAAGCCATAATTTGTTTTTCCTTTTATTTTCTTTTCTTCATTTTAGATTTAACAATCTTCAATTTAAGTTTTTTTGGTAAAGTTTTTTGTTTAGCTGTTAAGACAGCTTTACCTTTCATTCTACCTTGCATTAATATTTTCTCATTTTTACTTTTTTACTTTTTTTCTTTTTACCTTTTTTTTTAGGTGGTCTACCTTTTTTAGAAGCATACGTCCCTTGACCCATTGGCATAATTTATTTCCTTTATTTATTTGATTAGTATTTGTGGGGAAGTATCGCTAGACAAGATCCCCACAAAATTTGTAATTATCTTCTAATAATAAGAGTTACTGCCATAGCTGATGTATTTGTTGATCCACCATTAGTGATAAGTTCAACAGCACCATCTTCTTCAACTCTATTAGCACCAGTTGGAGCAACAGTTATAGTTCTGTTAGCTGATCCAGATGCTGTATGACTAATTGCACTTCCAGTAATTGCAACACCACCTATTTCAAAAGAGATAGCTGCTGTTCCTGTAGTAACAACTGCATTGTGTGTAATAATTTTAATAATATTTCCACCATCAGGCACAGCAACAAAAGTTGATGATCCAGCAGATACATTTGGTATTACACCAGTTATAAAATAATCGTTAAGTGTTCTCATTGTATTTTCCTTTTTTTGTATTGCTTCGTTCCGATATTAAATCTTCAAAGAAAACAAAATTATTAATGAATATTATGAGGGAGTATAAATACCCCCTCACAAAAGTTGTAACTACGCAGTAGTTAAATCAAAAATACCACCACTTGCTTTTTCATTTTTAGAAACAAGTGTGTATTCAACTATCATTGCTTTTTTATCAGCATCTCCAGTTTTCGCTAAGTCAACCATTTGGAAGTCCCTTAGGTATGCAGCAGACCACATATCAGGAGATAGAACATAAGCTGATCTACTTCTTGAAAATCTGTTTGCTACAACTTGTAATGCACCGAAATCACTTTCGTAAACGTCAATTGCAGAAACTAATCTTTTGTTTTCTGCATCATCCATTCTAGTTGCACCACCAGTAAAGCCAGATAGTTTTTGCTTATTGAAAGCACCAACCATAACCATTGATGGATCGCCACCCTCAGTCCAAACTTTTCTAATCATAGATTTAAGTTGAGACTCAGTAAAAGCTCTTTGGTTTCCATCAGTTCTAGCATGAGTACCAGATCCAGTTGGATCAGCACCAGCTCCACCACCTTTGTCTGAATTAGTTTTAATCCAAGACTCTAGTGTAGCCATTCTTCTTGCAGCACCAGCACCTGAGTCAACAGGAGCTTGGTTTGCAGTAAGAGTAGTTTCCATATCTCTTTTAAGTTCTTTAGAAGCTTTAGAGATTAGGTATGCTAGTTCGTTGTTTCTTCCAGCAAGGTCAACTGATTCCATAGTACCAGAAACGATCACAGCTTTTCTTGAAATTTGTGATTTGTTTCCAATTCT